TGTTTCTCAATGAGAGCTTCTAATTCTGTATAAGTAATACTAGGCATAATGACTGCTCCTTTCAGTTGTTATGTTTAGAAGGGGTATGTGTTACAGCACTGCCCCTTTGTCTTATACTATTTATACTTTTCAACTTCTCACCAGTTATGCACCACGTTAGCCATAATAAAAAAACAAGTTAGAAAATTTACACCGACGATTACTGTACGTAGCAATGCCACATAGTCATCGTAAGGTTCAGTTTTATCGTCTGAGAATCCACCCAGCGCGTATTTCCAAATAGTCCAGAGTTTCAAAGCTATTCCATAAAGTTAGATAAATCAGAGTCAGCATTTCTTGAACGCTTTTTTCTTTCGGTTTTTGAATACTCTTTAATTAGTCTATCATTTTCTTTGACTAAGTCAATACGTTCTCGCAAACTTTCAACGAAGGCTTGAGTTTCTCGGCTCGCTTCATTGTTGTCGATCTCTTCAGCCACGAGTAATTCGATACCGGACTCGCTGAGATACTTAAGCTTGATGTCCTGCTGCTTCTTTTCTTTTTCGATACGTCTAAGGAAAGCATACCAAGCGATCTGTGTGAAATATGCAAATGCATTTGGTTTGCCTGTTCTCGTGGCAGCTTCAAGATTATAATTTTCAATCGCCTTTAAACAATTTTCAACAGCATCCATAACCATTTCTTCTCTGTATGTGTAGCGTACAAAGTTTGCTTTATGCGAAAGTCCTTCTGCAATTTTTAGGAAACATTCAGCAATGTAGTTAGGAATCATGGGTTTGGATTCTTTATTAGATTTAGCAGTTTGTGCTTTAGAAACATATTCTACAACAGCAGATGAGAAGTCGGCATTGTTGACGTAGTGTGGTTTTGCTTTTGCAATCTCGGACATAATGTACACCATAAAATAAAAAATATTATACTGAAATTTAAACTCCTGTCAAGGTTGACAAGAGTAAAACTTTTCTATAAAATAAAGCTTAACGCGTAAGGGGAAATAGTATTAATGAATTTTGTCTGGGTCTGGAAATTGAATTACGTTTGATTTTTTTGGGGTTTCCTTTTCTTCATTATCAATTCCAGCTATACCTTTCAAAATTTTATGAAACTTTTTTAAACTTTCTATATGTTCTTCTTTTAATGTTTCATCTCTTCTTCGATTGTTTTCTAAGACTTCTTCAACAGTACCATGGTATTGTTGAGAAAGGTAATTTCCAGGTCTATTCATGGAACAAATGTGATCCGGATTTAAAATAACAAAATCAGTTTTTTCGTCCGGAAAAGAAATCCAAGGTCTAAAAACATATGATCTTTCACCGTTAGAATGATCCCAATATATAATTGCCATAGCATTTTTTACAATCAAAACACTACTAGGATCTTCTTGATCGTTCCATTCTAATACTTCACAAACTATTTCGGCACCAGAAGATAATTTGAACTGTATTATGTCTTTGTTAGGTTCCATCATTTTTTACCTTTTAAAACATTTTTTTTAACGTAACGAACTAAATCTTCATTGTCTGGTTTACTAAAGTGTAAAAAATTAGAATATTCCGGAGCAATGCCAGTTTCAAAAAACGAAGGAGTTATGTTCCATTCATCATCTAGTTCCATAACATCCAATTCATATTTATTGAACATTGCGCTAAGGTATATTTGATCTAGAACTACCCAAAATTCATACTCTGGACGATCATACCATTTTTTCCAATTTTCAAATTTTTCTCTTGCTATTAATCTAGCTTCTTTACTCCAAAGCAACACGCCACTATTTAATATTCTAGTAGACACTTCTTTATATTTAGACTGAATTAACGGAGCATTAAACTCAGCAAAAGATTTTTTAATATCTCTATAATGATCAGACCCAAATGGATGAAAACCTGTTATGATTGAATTTTTAGGTTTTCTTTCTGTCCAACCAGCAACATGTTTTGGATTTAAATTAAAAATATTAGAGGCGTTGGGTAAAGCGATAACATCACAATCAAGATATAAAATATAATCATAGTTATCAAATAAAGGATCTTTCCAAAGCCGACAAATATCATGATAGACTAATCCATCTTTCCAATATTTTTCAGTCTCATCAGGCAAAAAAGATTTTTCTTGAAATAAATATTCGGCTTCATTTTTTTCTGCGTATTCGGCAGCAAACTGACAGGAATATTCTAGTGACAAAGGATAAGGTTCATCAGTAATGTAATATTGATAAACTAAATTCATTTTTTTACCATATGCCTAGGCAACCATGCGTTTGGTGAATGCCAATTAATAGCATCCTTAGTCGCTTCAATGCTGTCTTCTTCCGTTTTTGTTATAGGTCCAAACAACTCCTCTGCGTTATTTTTAATTTCGTTAAATAAATTTAAATATTTTTTATCGATATATTTTCTTTTACCTTTTCCAGACCATATAGGTGTGTCCAAAGAACTAAACTTAAACGGATCAAAATGTTTCTCATCGAAAGAATATATTTCAATTTCATTTCTGTATTCTTGAAACACTCTATTCAAAATAGTTTGATCTATGCCCCACTCTTGCGGATTTTTTAGTTTAGTTTTTAAACTGTTCGATAACCGTTTAGCAAACGATAAAGAATTTTCGGACCCATTAAACCAGACAAGCCCTGCAGCTGGCACTCCGCCAGTTCTTTTAAAAATACCAACGGGGTAATCTATAAAATCTTCTTGCATCGAATTTACAAAAATTGAATCTATATCTACAATCAATAAACCATTCTTAATGTATTTTGGAGCTATAATAAATCTATGTGAAGCATAAAATTCATATCTAGTATTTTTTTCTTCGGTAAAAAAAATATTTTTTATTCCATTCGCTAATTGTTTGGCCTCCTCCGTAGGGTTAATTACATTAATTATAGGAGAATAACCATTCATTTTAGCAGAAGTATAAAACGTTCTACCGAAAGCCAAAAAATATTTAGAGTCGCAAGAAGCTAAAACTCTCATATGTCTATTGCCGATATTTTAAATTGAAAATGTTCGGACTCATAAATTTTAATTCTCTCGGCGCTATGTTTTAGGGTGAAGTTTGGTTTCCCTTTGTATCGCAAGTCATCTGCGATGTCGTATAATTTTGTTGTGCGACCATCATCCGATAGGCGCAACCCACGTCCGATTGATTGGAGTACTCGTATTTGGGATTTACTAGGGGATGCGAAGACGATATTGTGGATATTACGAATGTTAATCCCAGTGGAAAAAGTACCAAGAGAAGCAAGGACAATAGCATTAGACTGTTGTTCCACAATTTTTCTGATAGCTTCTCTGTCTGTAGTTTTTGTTTCTCCTGACACGTAAAAGAGTCTTCGTCCATTTTCAATTTTTTCCTCAATTAAATCACGCAAAACTTTTCCATGTTTTTCTACTAAGTTAAAAAGAACAAGTGTATTGCCATCAAGACTGCAAGACAAATTACGAATGAAACGGTTCCGGGGAGCGTGTCCCACAAGGAAATCAATTTCTCCTTGATAATGAATGTTAGATAACTGAGCACAAGTTTCCTCATCGTATTTTAATTGGATGATGTCTATATTTAGCTTAGCTAATTCTGCTTTTTCTTGCAGCTTAGCCGTCGTTGTTACTCGATGCACTGGACCAAACAAACCCTCCAACACCATTTTATTTACTTGTGTTCCGTCTAGAGTTCCCGTAGTTCCGAAACGATACTCTGCATAAATCGACTTGTTCATAATAGAAGATAAAGATTTAGATTTAAATCCATGAACCTCATCACCAAAAATGCATCCAAACTTTTCAAACCATTTAGGACCAAGTTTGTATATGGATTGCCACGTGGTGATGATCACTGGTTTGTCGGAGTCTTTATCTTTTCCGCTGTATATTCGATGGCAATTAGTTTCAACATCAAAACCATATTCTTGAAAGTCTTTATACATCTGCTCGACAAGAGAGGTTGTGGGAACAATTAAAAGAATTTTTTCTTTGCGATTCTCTAAGTACCAACGCATCAGCGTGTAGATTATAAGCGACTTTCCACTGCCAGTTGGAGATAATAACACACATCGTTTGTGTTGCACTGCGTGACAAAAAGCATCGTACTGATAATCGCGAATCTCAAAGGGAAGGTTTAACGTTTTAATCCAGTCGAGTGTTTTGATGTGTTCAATTTTGTTCTGCTCAAACGGCAAACCAAAATGTCCATCTTCAACTACAACACGATACCCTTTGGACAGGGCAAACCGATTAATTTCTGGAAAGAGACCGACGTTAATCTCGCCGTTCGTACGATTGAGCATACGAATTTTGCCGTCCCAAACTCTGTTTTTAACGGCTGGCATATACTTAGCGCCAGGAACTTCAAAAGTAAAGTGTTCGCTCAATTCAGTTGCGATGTGATTTTCACATTCGAGCAACCGAAGAAAAGAATGATCTTTCATTTTGAGCGTTATTTCATTCATTAAAATCCTGCTTCAAACTGCTTCCAACGTATAATGTTGCTAATAGTTTGATGCCTCCACTTTATATTTTCGACGATTTCTTTAAGAGTATCTATAGTCGTTTTAATAAGCTGGATTTTAGCTTCGCTTTGAACTAACTCAGGGTCTGCCTCAATATAGTGTTCCATCTCACCCTTTAATATTTTCAAACCATCAAACGGATCGGGATCCCAACCTAACTCTTCAATTTCTTCTTGTGACATTTTCCCGTTGTACCACAACCACTTAAGTTTCATGAGTTCTTTCTGTTTAAACTCTGCTTGCTTGAGTTTTAACTTTGATTGTGATAACATAGACAAATATTTTGCGTGTAACTCTGGAGTTAAACGAGAAGCTTCGTCAATGTTAGTAGGGTCTATGCGGCAATCTTGTTGCCATTCTTTAAGAATATCTTCTAGATTCATAATAAAAAAATAAATTAAAATACGTCACATTATATCATAAAAATTCAAAGTAGTCAAACCTAAATGAAATGGGGCAGGTAATAAAAGTTTCTTCATTAGTGGCGGCTAAACTTATATCACCCAGCGTTACAGGAAAAGCGTTTCGATATGCAAACGACCTTGTTTTATTATTAGCGCTATTTAAAATCTGCACACCGATGTCTTGATAATCACTCAACTGAGAACTGTTAGTTTTATATGAAACGCCTTGTGTGAGCTTGTGTGGCGTCTCAATGGCATTCTCAAGCCAATTGTATATCTCTCCATACACATTCATATTCTCATCGAGAATAACCTCCATAGTAACTACACCAAACTCAACGGACTCGCCGGTGAATGGAACCTGACGTGCGTGTCGAAAAGGAACCTCAACCGGAGGTACTTCCATGGCAGGATGTTGTATGGACTGAGCCATAAACGCAAGGTACGGCGTTCTGTCTTTCGAGATGGTTACTCGAAAACCGGAAGGCTGTAAAAAATTTGTTTGACAGTAATCGTTCATATGATTATTTATACGTAAAAAAAGGGGCACCGAAGTGCCCCAAAAAATAATAACTATTTTTCTTATTCTTAGGCGAGGATGTTATCCACGCGGAAGATACGGTAGTACTGGTTCTGACGAGCAGCAGCAAGACCGTTAGCAGC